CCGCGACTGCTGCCACCGCCATCGCCGGCGCGGTGAACGCCACACTGAGCGAACTGACCAGTGCAGCTGCCGGCAACTCCACCGTTGAAGGCCAGGCCAGCATCACGCTCGGCATGCTGACCGTTGCAGCCGTCGGCGTATCCTCGATCGACGGCCATGTGAACGCCACGCTCGGTGTGCTGACCGCATCGTCGGATGGCAATGTGGCCGTCGCCGGCGACGTGAATATGACGCTTGGCGCGCTGACGGCCACCATCGAGGGCGGATCCTCAATCGATGGTCAGGTGAACGCCACACTCGGCGCGCTGACTGCATCGAGCGCCGGCAATGCGCTCGTCGAGGGCCAGGCCAGCATCACGCTGGGTGCACTGACAGCCACCGGCGCGGCGATCTCATCGATTGATGGCGTTGTATCTGCCACCCTGGGCGAGCTGACCCTGGCGGCCACGGGTGAAGTCCAGGACGGCACCATCGCCGGCGTTGTGAACGCCACACTGGGCGAGCTGACCAGTGCCGCTGCCGGCAACTCCACCGTTGACGGCCAGGCCAGCATCACACTGGGTGCGTTGACGGTTGCAGCCGCCGGCAGTTCCTCGATCGATGGCCATGTGAACGCCACGCTCGGTGTGCTGACCACGTCGGCAGAGGGCAATGTCGCCATCGCCGGCGCCATGAATGTGACACTCGGCACACTGACCGCTACTGCAGCCGGCGGCGTGGGTGTGCAGGGTGAGGTGGCTGCAACCCTTGGCGAATTGACGCTGGTGGCCACGGCTGAAGGCGACCCGTCACTGATCGAGGGAGAAGTCAGCGCCACACTCGGCGCGTTGACCACCACGGCCGCCGGCAACATCGAAGTGGTTGGCGTGGCCAGCATCACGCTGGGTGCGTTGATCGTGATGGCATCTGGCAGTGTTGGCTTGAACGCCAATGTCTGGCAGGGGCAGCGAGACTCAGGCGCATGGCAGGGAGACCGCCTGGCGGCTGCATGGCTGGGCGCGCGTGACAATGACCCATGGGAGGGCACATGACAACAGCAAGAGAGATCGGCGATCCAGTCCGGCGTGGATCCGGCGAGCTGGGCGCATTCAGTTACCAGCCCAACAAGAGCGGCACCTATAGCGCTGTGTCTGTGGCTGCATATATCGACACAACCGACGAGGACGCGACAACCGCCGTCTTTGCATCGGGGAGCACGGCCACGGCAAGCGGCACGCCGGCGGTGATCACCACATCGGCGGTAAAAGCGGGGGGCCTGCAGCCGGAGCAGGTGATCAGGATCCACTTCAGGTATTCCGTTGATGGCGTGCCTTATGACGAATACAGGCGCGTCATCGTGGAGAAATAGATGGGGGCTGCATCGGGGCGGGGTGGCCAGACAGAAAGCGCGGGCGTCAGACGGGCGCGCCGGCCGTGCGCTACGCCAGGCTGCCCGGGCTTGACGGAGGGTGATCGCTACTGCGCATCCTGCAAGCAGAAGGTCGAGCAGCAGGATCGCGAGCGGCGAGGCAGTGCAGCGCAGCGTGGGTATGACGCCAGGTGGCGCCGGCTCAGGCGCATGATGTTGAATGAGAACCCGGTCTGCGCCGACCCCTTCGGTGTTCACGGCGACGACGTGGTGTTGGCCAGCGAGGTCGACCACATCATTCCAAAACGGCGAGGCGGACTGGATACCCCCGCCAACCTGCAATGTTTATGCAAGCCCTGCCACAGCAGGAAGACGATGTCGGAGCTGCGCGGGGAGGGGGAGGGCGAATCTCTGGGTGTTCCATGCTCAGACCGCCCGGAAGCCACGCGCACGCGTGCGCAGGTTTTTTCGAGTTTCCAAGGTGATGTATGGGTAGGCGAGGGCCGAAGCCGACGCCAACGGCGATCAAAAAAGCGAAGGGCAACCCCGGCAAGCGGCGCTTGAACGAGCGCGAGCCGAAGCCGCGGCCTTTGCCGGCGAAGCGGTTGACCGCGAAGAAAGCAGAGCCACTGCTGGACGGCCTGGCCGACTTCCATGCGCGCTACGGCAAGGTGCTGCGCGAACTGGGCGTGCTGACCGAGGCCGACGAGGCCGCGTTTGACATGATGGCGGTTCACTGGTCGCTGGCGCGCGAAGTGGCGCAGCTCATTCGCAAGGAAGGCCTGCGGGTGAAGGATGAGAACGGGCTGGATCGCAAGCATCCGCTGCTGCAGGTGCTGCGCGACAACAGCGCAGCGTTCAGGCAGTATGCGGCGGAGTTCGGCATGACGCCGAGCGCGCGGTCGGGCCTGCACGTTGAGAAGAAAGACGAGGGCAGGACACTGGCTGAGATGTTGTTTGAGGGCGTGGATGAGCCGGCGACGAGTGCGGCCGGGAAGGCAGAGCGGGATGCGCAGCGCGGCGGAGGTTGAAGGGTGTTCCGGCGGTGAGCGGACGAGCTTTCAGGCAGTCCGACTACACACCACCCATCAAGCCGCCCAACGATCATCCCGCGATGCCGGCCCCATGTGGGGCGTGCGCGCAACAATATTATACGCGTATACGATTTAAGAACGGCTAAAAATGAGCGAGAACAGCGAGTTTTATTTCGACGAGAAGGCGGCGCAGATCGCGTGCAACTTCTTCGAGCGGCTGTTGCGCCACTCCAAGGGCGAGTGGGCGGGCAGGCCGTTCGCGCTGCTTGACTGGCAGAAGCGCGACATCATCCGCCCGCTGTTCGGCTGGAAGCGCAAGAGCGACAACACGCGCCGGTATCGCACCGCATACATCGAGATCCCGCGCAAGAACGGCAAGTCGACCATTTCAGCCGGCATCGCGCTGTGCCTCCTGTATGCCGACGGCGAGCCGGCTGCCGAGGTTTACAGCGCCGCCGCCGATCGCGACCAGGCTTCGATTGTGTTCGATGAAGCCAGGCGCATGGTCGACGCCTCGCCCGAACTGAAGAGGCGCTCCAACGTCTACAAGCGCTCGATCTTCGTGAATGAATCGATGTCGAGCTACAAGGTCTTGAGTGCCGACGCGCCGACCAAGCACGGCTTGAACGCGCACGGCATCATCTTCGACGAGCTGCACGCCCAGCCGAACCGCGAACTGTGGGACGTGCTGACCACGTCGACCGGCGCGCGCCGGCAGCCGCTCACGGTGGCGATCACCACAGCCGGCTTCGACCGCAACAGCATCTGCTATGAGCAGCACGAATACGGCCGCCAGGTGCTCCAGGGCGTCATCGAGGATCCGACCTTCTTCGCCTATATCGCCGCGGCGGACGAGCAGGACGACTGGACGGCGCCGGCCACGTGGTCGAAGGCGAACCCCTCGCTCGGCCAGACGGTAAAGATGGAATACCTCGAGCAGGAGTGCAGAAAGGCGCAGGCCTCGCCGGCCTACCAGAACACCTTTCGGCGCTTGCATCTGAACCAGTGGACGCAACAGGAGACACGCTGGCTCGACCTGCAGGCGTGGGACAAATGCGGCACGCCGTTCGACGCCAAGCTGCTTGAAGGCGCTGTCTGCTATGGCGGGCTCGACCTGGCTTCATCGAGCGACATTGCTGCGTTTGTGCTCGACTTCCCAAACGAAGCCGGCGAGGACGAGATGCACACGCTCCTGCCGGTCTTCTGGATCCCGTCCGAGAACCTGATCGAGCGAGCGCGCAAGGATCGCGTGCCCTACGATGCCTGGGCGCGCGCCGGCCTGATCCGCACCACGCCGGGCAACGTGATCGACTATGGCCATATCGTGCGCGACATCGAGGAGATGGCCGAGATCTACAACATTCGCGAGATCGCCTTCGACCGCTGGGGCGCATTCCAGGTGTCTCAGCAGCTCGAGGGCGCCGGCCTGACGATGGTCGGCTTCGGGCAGGGCTTCAACTCAATGAGCGGGCCGACGAAGGAGCTGCTCCGGCTGGTGCTCGATGGCAAGCTTCGGCACGCGGGCCATCCTGTATTGCGATGGATGGCCGACAACGTGGTGGTGTCGAGCGACCCGGCCGGCAATGTCAAGCCGAACAAGCAAAAGAGCCGCGAGAAGATCGACGGCGTTGTCGCTTCGATCATGGCGCTGGATCGCGCGATGCGGCATCAGAACACAGCGAGCGTATATGAACAGCGGGGCATCCGCGAGGTTTAACAGGGTGTAAACATGGGCATTCGAGAATCGCTTCTTTCAGTCTGGGACGGCTTCTGGGGCGCGCCGGCTGCCGTCGAGCTCAGGGCGCGCGAGGTGCCGCCCGGGCCGATCGGCGAGCCTGTGGTGCTCAACGACTTCCTGAGCCTTGGCGCAACGCCGGGCGCATCGGTCACCCCGTCCAGCGCGATCACCAACACGGCCGTGCTCGGCTGCGTGATGGTCTTGTCGCAGTCGGTGGCGTCGCTGCCGCTGATCACCTACCGGCGCACTTCCGACGGCAAGGAGCGCGCCAACAGTCACGCGCTTTACACAGTCTTGCACAGCTTGCCCAACCCGGAGATGACCTCGTTCGACCTGCGTGAGACGCTGATGATGCACCTCACGCTGTGGGGCAACGCTTACTGCGAGATCGAGATGAACCGGCGCGGCGACGTGCTGGCCCTGTGGCCGATGCGCCCGGATCGCACCTGGCCGGCGCGCCATGACGACGGCCAGATCTGGTATCACACGCGCCTGCCGAACAACCAGGAGATCGCGCTGCCGAAATATCGCGTGTGGCACATCCGCAACCTGAGCGTCGGCGGCATCATGGGCATGAGCCCGATTGCGCTCGCGCGCGAAGCCATCGGCCTGAGCAAGGCCGGCGAGGAGCTGGGCTCGCGTTTCTTCGCCAACGGCGCGAAGCCGGGCGGCGTGTTGCAGCACCCTGGCAAGCTCTCTGACGAAGGCTACAACCGCCTCAAGAGCTCATGGGAAGCGCGGCATCAGGGCCTCGACAACGTCAACCGCGTGGCCATCCTCGAGGAGGGCATGCAGTGGAAGGACGTGGGCATGCCGCTCGACGACGCGCAGTTTCTTGAGACGCGCAAGTTCCAGATCGGCGAGATTGCGCGCATCTTCCGCGTGCCGCCGCACATGATTCAGGATCTCGACCGCGCAACCTTCAGCAACATCGAGCACCAGGGCATCGACTTCGTGACGTATTCGCTCACGCCGTGGCTGGTGCGTATCGAGCAGTCGATCGCGCGCGACCTGGTCGGCCCCATCGAGCGCAACGCCATCTTTGCCGAGTTCATGATCGACGGCTTCCTGCGCGGCGACATCGCCAGCCGCTACAGCGCTTATAGCATCGGGCGTCAGTGGGGCTGGTTGAGCCGCAACGACATCCGGCGCATGGAGAACATGAACCCGATCGAGGGCGGCGACGACTACCTCACGCCGATGAACATGACCGTGCTGGGCGAGGAGCCGCCGGCGCCGGAACCGCCGCCGCAGGTCGAGCCGCCGGCAGCACCGGTGGACGATGCGCCTGTCGACAGCAACGCCCAGCGCGCCCTGCGCACGCTGATCTTTGACGCCTGCAAGCGGATTGAGAATCGCGCAGCGGATCGCGACGCGAAGCACCGCGTGTGGGTGGCCGACGTGCTGCGCCCGCTGGTGCGAGCTGTGGATGCCAGCATGAGTGAAAGCGATGTAGAACAGGGCGTGAGTTTCTTTCTGGCGCGCTGGTATGCCACGCCGAAGGTGGATGCAGCCGCGCTGGCGGATAACATCCTCGCCTGGGCAAAATAGTCATATAATCCAAACACACAAACGGCAGTCGCAAATCGATGCGCCCGCCAACCTCGTGATGAGGTTGGCGGGCGCTTTTGCTTTTCCGGCTGGACAACGACGTGGAGGCAAGCGCAATGAACAAACGACCGGCTGAGATTGCAGCCAACGACCGAGAGATCCGCACGCTGCCCGTGCGCGAATTGCGCGTGGCGCAGGAAGGCGACGCGCCGGCGAGGCTGGTGGGCTATGCCTCCGTCTTCAATGCGTGGTCGGAGGATCTCGGCGGCTTCCGCGAGCGCGTGCAGCCGGGTGCATTCGGCAATGCCGTGAAGACCTCGGACGTGCGCGCGCTGATCAACCACGACCCCTCGCTCATCCTCGGCCGCACCAAGAACGGCACGCTGAGCGTGCGCGAAGACGACACCGGCCTGTGGATGGAAGTGACGCTGCCCGACACGCAGTATGCACGCGACCTTGCCGAAAGCGTCAAGCGCGGCGACATCGACCAGATGAGCTTTGGCTTTTCGGTCCTGAATGACGACTGGGTGTGGGCGGACGATGGCACGATCCGACGCACCATCATCGAAGTTGATCGGCTCTATGACGTAAGCCCGGTCACGTATCCCGCCTACCCGCAGACGAGCGTGAGCGCGCGCAGCCGCCTCACCGAGCTGCAGGCAGGCAACCCCAACAGTGAACACCAGCGCGCAGCCGAGCAAGAGCAAGGCCAGGCGGCCAGCATGCAGGCTGAGCGCGAAGCGGAGCGCCAGGCGGCGCAAGAGCTGATGCGCATGAGGCTGCGGATCGCTGAAGTTGAACTCTGATCGTTTATCGCACCGGTAACGATCCCATTCTTTCACAGGAGATTTACAGAAATGAACAAGCGCGAATTGATGCAGAAGCGCGCGAGCCTCATTGACAGCGCCAAGGCGATCGCCGAAGGCCCGCAGACCGATGAGACCCGCGCCGCCTTCGACGAGATCATGAAGCAGGCGGATGCCCTCAAGGCGGACATCGCCCGCGCCGAGAAGCTGGAAGCCGAGCAGGCCGAACTGGCCCAGCCCGAGGGCGCGCCGGCCGCCAAGCCGGAGACCCGCGAAGTGCAGGGCGCGCCGGCGGTCAACAAGACCAAGCTCGGCGACAGCGAGGCCCGCGCCCTGGCGCACTACATCCGCACCGGCGACATGAGCCGCGAGCTGCGTGCCTCGAACGACACCGACATGAACATCGGCACGGTCGCCGACGGCGGCTATGCCGTGCCGACAGGCCACTATCAGGGCATCATCGCCAAGCGCAATGAGGGCATGCTGGCCCAGCGGCTCGGCGTGTTGCCGATCCCCGGCAAGGGCACCACGGTCAACGTGACCACGGACAATGGCAGCGCCAATGAATTCGTCTCGACGAATGAAGCGGCCGCCTTCGACCGCGACGCGCCCGTCCTGAACCGCGTGCAGATGACGCTGGTGAAATACACCAAGCGCGTCCAGCTGTCGGCTGAGCTCCTGCGCGACGAAGACGCGAACCTGCTCGCCTTCCTGAACGACTACGTCGGGCGCGCCATGGCGATCACGCACAACAAACTGCTGTTCACCGAGGTGCTGGCCAACGGCACGAGCGTCACGCTCGGCGCGGCTGCGGCTGCATCCGCCGGCGACATCCCGAAGGTCGTGTATGCGCTCAAGGCCGAGTATGCCGACAACGCGAAGTGGGTCTTCCCGCGCGCGAATGAAGGCGCTTACCGCGCGCTGACCGGCAACAACTGGCAGTT